TGGTGTTAAAGTTGTTATTGTGCAAAATCGTGGTGTTGGATTAGGGACTGCTAATAGAACTTATACAAGAGTCCCAATAAAAGGTGATGGAAGTGGTGCTGAATGCACTGTGACTGTGAATGCCGATCAACAGATAGGATCAGTAACCGTAACAAATCAAGGATCTGGATATACATTTGGAACCGTTGATATAGTTGCTGGTGGTTTACCAAGACCAGATTCATATCCTCAACTCGATGTTATTATCCCTCCACAAGGTGGTCATGGTAAAGATATTTACAAGGAACTAGGAGCATCAAATGCTTTAGTTTATTCACGTATTGAAAATGATCCAGAAAATCCAGACTTTATCACAGGTAATCAAATATCTCGAATTGGTATAATTGAAAATCCACAAGCATTTGGATCTTCATCTTTACTTACCTTAGATAAAGCTAGTGCAGCATATGCTTTAAGACTAACTGGCACTGGTTATAGTTCAGCAACTTTTACTCCAGATTCTATTATTACACAAACGACCGGAACAGGAGTTACTGCTATCGGTAGAGTGCTTGGTTACGATCAGGTAACTGGTGTTCTTAAGTATTGGCAAGATAGAAATCAAGCGGGATTTACTACCGTTGGTGTTGGAACCACATCACCAATTTATGGTTTCAACGCGGATAGATTTACAGCCGATATATCTGATGGTGGGAGTTTTAATGTTGTTCCTGATGATGGTTCAACAACTCTTGCGATTAACACCTCATTTAGTGGTCTATCTACCGCAATAAATAATAAAACATACTATCTTGGTCAAACATTTACAAAAGGTGTGTCAAATCCGGAGGTGAAAAAATACTCTGGTAATATAATATACGTTGATCATCGACCAGCTATCACCCGTTCTTCTAATCAAAAAGAAGATATCAAAGTTATATTGCAATTCTAATCACTCATGGCACAATCAACCAATCTTAATGTATCGCCATATTTTGACGATTTTAATGCAGATAATAATTATTATAAGGTATTATTCAAACCCGGTTTTCCAGTTCAAGCAAGAGAGTTAACTGGTTTACAGTCCATATTACAGGATCAAATTGCAAAATTTGGTACTCATATGTTCAAAGAGGGTGCGAAAGTCATACCGGGAAATACGAGTTATGATGATAATTTTCAATGTGTAGAAATAAACAATGAGTATCTTGGAGTTACAGTAAAATCTTATATCGATCAATTACTTAATAGAAAGATTGTTGGTTTAACATCTGGTGTATCAGCTACTATAGTTAAGATATTAGACTCTACTGATTCAATAAGAGATAATCTCACATTGTATGTGAGATATGATTCATCAAGTGTTGCTAACGAAAATGAGACATTTTTAAACGGTGAATTGTTAGGAGCAGACATAGATATTATTTCTGGGCCTGAAAATAGCACATTTATACCTCGTGGCGAATCTTTTGCTGGAGCAATATCAACAAACGCAACATCAACAGGATCATCTTACTCGATATCAGAAGGAGTTTATTTTATAAGGGGAACTTTTGTTAATGTTGCATCACAAACAATTCTTTTAGATCAATATTCAAACACACCAACAGGTAGAATAGGTCTTAGAGTATTAGAAGAAACAGTTAATTCAGATGAAGATTCATCTTTAACTGATAATTCAAAAGGTTTTAATAATTTTGCAGCTCCCGGTGCTGATAGATTAAAAATAACATGTTCATTATTTTTTAAAGGACTTGATGATAATAATGATGATGATTTTGTTGAGTTAGCATCTGTAAGAAATGGTGCTCTAAGGGCAAGACCTACAACATCTGATTATAACTTGTTAAATGATGAATTAGCAAGAAGAACGTTTGCGGAATCTGGTGACTATACAACCAAACCATTTTCTGTCAAAGTTAGAGAATCACTAAATGATGAAATAGGAAATAAAGGTATATATGGTAGTGGACAAACCACTGAACAAGGGTCTGTAGCAAGTGATAATTTAGCTTTATTACAAATGTCAACTGGAAAAGCATTTGTAAAAGGTTATGAGATAGAAAGAACATCAACAACTTTTCTTGATCTTGAAAAACCAAGAACTACAAAAAAATTAGAGAGTCAAAGAGTAAATTATAAGACAGGTGGTACACTTAAACTTAATAATCAAACAGGATCACCAGAGGTCGGTATTGGAAATACATTTATAGTAAGTCTAAGAGACCAAAGACATAATGGTTTACCCACAGGTGGATCAATTATTGGAAAAGAAATTGGAGTTGCTAGAGTATATGATTTTGCTTTAGAGTCAGGATCATATAGTGCTACTAATTCAAATGTAAATGAGTATGATATTTCATTATTTGATGTGCAAACATTTAGTGAAATAACTTTAAATCAAGCAATAACACAAAGCATACCTGCTTTTATCAAAGGTAAATTTAGTGGTGCCACTGGATTTCTTAGATCAAATGCAAGTAATACAACATCTTTAACTTTATATGAAAAATCTGGCGAGTTAGTCCCTAATGAACCAATTATAATAAACGGTGAAGAAAACAGTAGAGTGGCTCTAGCAGTAACATCTTTTGGTATTGGTGATGCTAAATCATTGTATGCAGGCCCTAATTTGGGAAATGTTGGATCTGCAAAAAGTTTTGTTGCAGACGTGATTCAGCAGGATCTATTTAATTTTGGATCTGCGGTTATAACAGAAGTAAATGGAAAAACTGGTTTAAGCACAATCACAAGCGGTAATTCACAATTTCCCGGTAAATTAAAAGTAGGTAATTTATTAACATTTGGTGGTTTAGATAATAATTTAAAATCTACAATAAGAGTAGTAGAGGTAGGAGCAAGTAGTATTTCTGTAACGGGAGTTACAACAGTTACTGGAGTAACTGAGGGTCAACTACCAAAACAAGGAACCACTGGTGTAACCACATCATCAACAGGTGGCAATTTCTTTAATGCCTCTGACCTAACATTAGTCACGACTCCATTTGCAAGATCTGAAGATAACACACTCTTCACACGAATGCCGAAAAATAACATATCAGATGTTGATGTATCATCGGCTACTTTAAATATAAGAAAAACTTTTGACGTAACTATAAATGCAGCAGATGATCAATTAACCACTGCGGTATCAGCAGGAACTAATGAAACATTTTTACCATTTGATGAAGAAAGATATTCACTTGTAAGGGAGGATGGAGTTCAAGAAACTTTAACTAACGATAAATTTGAATTTAGTGATGGTAACGGAACTTTACAAATTAGTAATATTGGATCTGATTTAAGTGGTAATTTAGCTGCGACACTTGTTGCAACATTAGCAAAAACAAATGTATCAGCAAAAGTAAAAAGAAAAAGAAGAGTAAACTCTCAACTTATTGATAAATCTAGTTCTACAGGTTCAGGAACTGGTGGAGCAACTTTGAATGATGGTTTAACAGCAGGTAGTTATCCTTTCGGAACTCGTGTTCAAGATGAAAAAATATCTTTGAATACACCAGATGTTTTAAGAATATTAGGAATATTTGAATCGCTTTCAACATCAGATCCATCTGCTCCAAAAATAACTTTATCATCGATAGATAGTCCAAGTGGTAAAACAACAGATCTTATCATAGGTGAAAAAATAAGAGGTGTTCAGTCTGGTGCTTTAGGAATTGTTGCTGAACTTTTATCGGATTCTCAAATATCTTTCTTACAGTTGAATGAAAGAGGTTTTAGAGAGGGAGAAATATTAAATTTTGAGGAATCTAACGTTCAATCTATTGTTAATTCAATTGATAAAGACAGTAAAAATATATCAAAAAATTATAAATTTGACAGTGGGCAAAGATCTACCATTTATAATTTTGGATCTATTCAAAGATTAAGTAATAAAAAATCTCCAACTAAAAAAGTAAAGGTATATTTTGAAAGTGCTTACTTTGAATCAAGTGATGAAGGTGATGTTACAGTAAAAAATTCATATAATGATTTTGATTACACTAGAGATATACAAATTATCAATAACATTAGAAACACTGATATTATTGATATAAGACCAAGGGTGTCAAATTATGCGGTTACTGAAAGTGATCGGTCTCCTTTAGAATTTTTTGGAAGATCATTTGATGCATCAGGTAATTCAGCAGCGAACGTTTTGGCATCTGATGAGTCTATCATAATGGATTACTCGTTTTTCCTTGGTAGAATTGATAGAGTTTACCTAACAAAAAATGGTAATTTTTCAATAGCAGAGGGAGCTCCAAGTGAAAATCCAGATAAACCATTGGCAGTTGATGGAGCCCTAGAGATTGCAGAAATAAGTTTACCTCCTTATTTGTATGAGGTATCAAATGCATCAATATCTTTCTTAAAACATAAAAGATATAGGATGCAAGATATCCGTCAACTTGAAGAAAGAATAAAAAATTTAGAATATTATACTACACTTTCTCTTTTAGAAACTGATACTGCAAATTTATTCATAACTGATGAAAATGGTTTAAATAAATTTAAATCTGGATTTTTTGTAGATAATTTTTCAAGTTTAATACCACAAGAAACGCGAGTACCAATTAAAAATAGTATTGATATAAGAAGAAAAGAATTAAGAGCATCTCATTATTGTAATTTAATTGACTTACAGGTAGGGCCAGTAGAGGGTCAAAATACAATTTCAAATGGTGCAGATCCAGAAGGCACGAACATCAAAAAAACTGGTAATCTTTTAACACTTGATTATGAAGAAACCTCATATTTAAGTCAACCATTTGGAACAAGATCTGAAAGTGTTACACCTTTTATACTTAACTTCTGGCAAGCATCTCTTGATTTAAGACCCGCATCTGATACGTGGGTTGATACAGTTAGATTAGATGCTAATATTATTCAAAGAGAGGGTAATTTTGCTGATACTATTGCTGAAGCAGAAAGATCTTTCGGATCTTTTGATCCTCAAACAGGGTTAACCAGTGCCGTTTGGGAAGGTTGGGAAACTGTTTGGACTGGAGAAACAGTAAACTTTAGAACAGAGAGAAGAACAGAAAGAGTACGTATACTAGCTGATGCGTGGAGAATTGATACGATTGAAGATACTTTTAGGGAAACATTTAGAGAAGGAACAGAAACAAGAACTGGACAAAGACAGTTAATTACTGAACAATTTGATATGACTTCACAGGGAGATACTCTCATTAACACTGAAGTTATACCAATAATGAGATCAAGAAATATAACTTTTGATGGAAAAGGATTCAAACCACAATCCAAATTATTTGCGTTTTTTGATAATGTAAATATGACAGCGTATTGTGTTCCAAAACTGATAGAAATTTCTATGATATCAGGAGTTTTTCAAGTCGGTGAAACTGTAACAGGAGAAACATTCAATATCGTTGGAACTGATACTGCAAAAATTAAATTTAAAGTTGCTGTTTCTAATCATAAGGAAGGCCCATTTAATGCTCCTACAAGAGTGTTTGCAAAAAATCCTTATACTACTTCAACTGCTATCACATCTCTTGAAACATACTCAGGGACTCCGGGTATAGTTCAACTTGCAGAAGGTGGTGTTTTAATTCCTGAAACATACTCTTCTACATCTACAACTTTAAATGTTGATTTAGAATCACTTGCCGAGCAAGCACAAGGTGACTTTTTTGGAAACATTGAAACTGGTATGATTTTAAAAGGTGGCACATCTGGTGCTGAAGCTAGAATTACTGATTTAAGACTGATAAGTGATTATGCATCATCTTGTCTTGGAAGTCTTTTCATTCCTGATCCAAATGTTTCTTCAAATCCATCATTCCTAACTGGAAAGAGATCATTCACTCTTATAGATAATCCACAAAATAACATTAGTGAAGCATCGACAACAGCGCAAGGGATATTTGACTCAGCAGGAACTTTAGAAACAGTTCAAGAAAATATTATCTCAGTAAGAAATGCAAATGTTCAAACAATAGATGTTAATGAAGAAAGAGCTGCG